TCAGATCGTTTTATAGGTGAGCGCCGCGCCGACGATCAAACCTTGGTTGATCTGGATGCTTTCCAGCGTCGCGCCTATCGTGATGTTTTCGAAAGTGAAGGTTTTGTTGCTGATTTCCTTCGATTGCCAGTCCTTAGGCGTGCGGGAGCCGATTTTCTCCATCGCTTCGTACAAGATGGCATACCAAGTGGCGGCCAGAATGGCCTCGATCAGCGCGGCAAGCAGCAAGTAGGGGTTGACCGAAGCAAAGGCGGCCGCCACTGTCGCGGAGATGAGGGCTTCCACGGTGAGCGGGCCGGGCGCGCCGGGATTGAATGTGACGATTTCGCCGTTGGAACTCCAGGTGGTCGAAATGGTTTGAGTGCCATCGCTGTTTTCTGTCAGCGCAACGGCCATGTCGTATTCGTAGGTGCCGGTGTAGGCGCCGCTGATGGTGAGGATGAGATCCAGATCGGGGCCGGGCAGCGTAGTCTGCGTTTTGAACAACCAGCCAAACTGGCTCATGATATTCCACGGGGAAGGACCGTTTGGATTGGGGCTGGCCGTTACGGTCAGCACGGACGGGCTGCCGGAGCTGACATTGTAGCTGAGTGTTACCTTGTCGCTGATGGCGGTTGGACCTTCTTGTGCGACCACGGACCACAGGGCTTCGTCGGCGATGGCCATGATGGTGTTGACGCCATCGGCTTGCGTGAATGTGCCGTACGAGATCAGGGTATCCTGCCAATCGCCGGTGGGCGGCGTGGCGCCGGAAATCGTGCTGAGCGCCGCCAGTTGCGCATCAGTGCTTGAGTTGTAATTCAGCGTGATGAACTGCGTATAAATCGGCATGAGCGCGGCCTTGGTGGCTGGCGAGAGTTTACCGTTGCTATCGCTGCTTTGCGTATGGGTGCCGAGAAAAATAGGGGAGTCATTGCCAAAGCCGGCAATGGCGGTTTGCAAGGAGGCGACCAGCGCGTTGTAAACCGTGTCAGTAGCGGTTGATGGGATGCAGCTAAATGGATAAATGTAGTTGTCGCTGACGGAGATGTCCGGCGCGGCAAGCGTGAGCGTGCTGTCTGTCAGGTAGAGATATTCATCCCAGGTGTCCGGCGTGGCGCTGGATGGCGATAGTTGCACGGAAACGGTATCCAGATCGACGACCAGGCCAAACGTGCCGCTGAATGTCACCGTGCTGCCATTGGTGGACTGCGCGTTTCCGGAAAAGGGAACCGTGACAAATAAGGCGTTTTCCTGGCTTGAATCAATGGAAGCCGCGCTTTGCGATGGCTTGAAGGTAATGGAGACGGGAATGCCTTCGTAGTTGCCGTTCCAGGTATTGCTATGTCCGGAGGCGCTCCATTTTCTTGCCAGCGCGGTTTTAATGATGGGAAGAAGCGAATTGTTGATCGCCGTGCCATAGCTCCAGCCTGCCAAACAAGTCATATCATCTCCTGGTTGCATGAGTCCGTACGATTTGCCGGGATTGGCGTGCCGCCATCAAAAGCAAGCGGACAACATGCGGTCATGCCGCAGTCCGCATACTTCAAACATTGATTCTAGCCAGCGGTTGGGTTGGGTTAGCTGAACAAAATGACAGTGATGTCTTATGGAGGCTGGATGCGTCTATCCTGCGCTGCGCCTTGCGGGTAGGTCTATTGGCCTGAACGCCAATAGACCGCGCCACAGACGCGTGAAATAGCGGGAATGCCGCCCTGGGCGGATTTCAACACGCTGGGTTGCCGGCTTCGCATTTGCGCCGTTTGCGAAGCGATCAATCAAGCGCGGCTGACATGGAGGCCTTGCGCTGGCTTGGCTATCAGCCGGCGGCGAAGGGGCCGCCGGCGGGGAGAGGCGCTGGAAACAGAACCGCGCAGGCGCTATGGTCTTGGGTGGAGGCGTCTTGCAGACAAGGGCTGGTAGGGCGCATCCCCCGTGAGGGCGAAGCGCCGCCATATTGGCTGTATTCGGAAGCAGCCTCACCCCGCCAGCTTGCCCATCCGCTCAGCTAGCCGCAGATGGCAAGCCGCGGCCAGCTTGACCAGCTCCGGGCTGGTGACGGGCATCTTGCCGGGTTCGGCAATCAGCTCCGCCATGCCTTCCAGCGTGGAGACGCTGCTGTTCAGGCCGATCAGCCTGCCGTGCGGCCAGCGCTGCTTGTTATTGGGCGCATAGTCCAGCGCCACCACCCAGCGCGAATGCTGCCAAGTGCCTGGCTCGCGCAGCACGGCCTCCATCACCGCGCGGCTGACCTGCTGCGCCGCCTCCGCGGCGAGGGCCAGCGCCAGGTGCAGGGTGTCCGCCGTACTGGCCGCGCCGGCCTCATGCAAGGCTGGGCGGGTTGCTTCCAGCCACCAGCGCCGCAACCGCCGCGCGCCGGGCTTCTTGATGCGGCGGAACACCTCGTCCAGCTCGCCTTCGGACAGGCACAACACCGGCTCCGCCTCATCCGCCAGCCGCAAGGGCCGCCCCAGCGGCTCGCCCAAGGCCTTCAGCAAATCCTCCACCTCCAGCTTCATGGACGCCGCCACCTCCGCTGCCACCAGCCAGAACCCCTCAGGCCGCCGCACCACCCGCATCGCCAAACCCTTGGCGAAATCCAGCCGCAACGGCGTGTTCACTTGCTGATCGATAGCCGTATTCATGGCCGAGCCTCCCTAATCAAACGCGCAAACCGTGCCGCCAAAAACGCAAGCCGATACGCGGCGCGCAGGCGCAACGATGCACGCGACAAATGGCGGGGAGGGCGAATAAGGGGAGGGGAAAGAGAAACGACAGTACGAACATCCATAGCGATGTCTCCAAACGGCTTTGCCTGACCAAGCATTGCGAGCGCAAGGGCGCACGTGGGATGCAATGCAAGGGCGTGTTGAACAACCACGGCTTTCGGGCGTGGGCCACCGCTAACGGAGGTGTGTTGAGCACCAGCTTTTGATTTTATTTCTCGGATATAGGCGTCTGGTGGACGAGCTGATCGAATGGTCAGGGTTTGGTGTTGCCACCTTCCCGATAGTAGAACTTCTAAAATGATTAGATTAAATGTGATGCGCCGATATCCCGTGGCGCGAGCCGTTCAAAATGATGCGCCCCAGGTTTTAAGCTGCCGCCTGTTCGAGCGACGCGACGTTAGCGCGGCGCTGTGGGGGGGTGGTTAGTTTGTCACCGGGTAGACGGCCGCTTGTTTGCCAGGAACGCCAATAACCACGCGGCTATCCACTGGCCGGGGTCATCCAGGAAGAAATGCACGGTAGCGATAAAAAATGGCGCAATCTTAACCAGATTTGCGCCATTTTTGGCGTTGAACAGCGGGCGAATGACTTCGAATAGCGGATCATTGGCTGCATCAGCGTTGGTATCGATGAGAGAGAGGCCGGACAATGTCTCCGGGCGCTGCGGCGCTGCCGCCCTGAGCGCGCCATCTAGTAAACGCCGCAGAGCTTCTACCTCTACCTCTTCCTGCATTCAATGTGCTGCTGATACGCATTAGAAATATTCCATGCTATACCGTATGCATTTTTGCAGCACTTGTACCTTTTGCCACTACGTCAAGCTACTAGCGCCTTGATCGCCATCAGGATGCCTTCCTGATTGCCACCTTTCATCACGTAGTCATACAAGAAAGCCACGACCGCCCCACGCCGTGCAGGGTCGATTTCTAGTCCCCTAGCGCGCAATGCTTCCTCCAGCACCGTTTCAACCATTTGTAGCTTCTGCAGATCGATGGCTGATGAGCCCGCAACAATAGTACCCGCAACGTTGCTTTCCGTTTCGAGTGGTTCTGATCGTGAGCCCTCAGCGATGTAGCGAGGTGGTATCTCATACACCCACTTCATTCCGCCACGCCCCGTTTGCTCCTCCCGATACCAGCCTTCACTTTCCGCACGTGCGCGGATGTTGTCTCTGGATGTCGGTAGTCCCTTAAGCCTCATCTGGGCTATTTCACTTGCGCTGTAAAGCTTTTTGACCAATTCAGTTCCTTAGCCCTCAACTGCATTGATTTCGATGCAGAAGCGGCTTTTGTCGTCCTTGAGCATTTTCCTTTGAAATCAATGCATAGAAAGGCTTACTCCCTTGCAATGTGATTTCAATGCAAAAAGCCAACTGAATTGCATTGACACTCCAGTTCAATGCAGTTAATCTTCGTTAAAGGTGACCTTCGGGATTAGCACCCGAACAAAAAACCGGTTGAAAACCGGCGACACACTAGGAGCCAAGATGAGCACGACTCAACCTGGATGGCACAAAGAAGACATCAAGGCAGCAATCCGCAAGCGCGGCATCACGATGAACGCACTAGCACTAGCACGGAAACTCCCTCCTTCAACGATCCGCAATGCACTTATCAGGCCAGTTTTTTCTGGCGAGATCGCAATTGCCGAGTTTCTGGGGGTTCCTGCACATGAGCTTTGGCCTGATCGCTGGACACCAGACGGACGCCGCATCCGGCCTCGTTACGCTCACAAGTATAGAGAGCAATGTTCTGACAGCCAGCGTAAAGCAGTGATGTACCTCTTAACACCTAATTCTAACGAATTGTCCGCAGGGCTTGTTACTGAAGTGAACTGATTTGCCAAAGGAGTGTGACATGAGCAGACGTAAACGTAGTGAGCGCCCGCCCCATGGTGACGGGCAACTGCCTCTCAATTTCGACTTGTTCGCCATAGAAACTCCCAAGGGAGTAGTAGCCGCACAGGGAGAGAACGTATTCGATGCAGGTATCCGTCAATCGTTGGTAGTCGTTCTAGACGCAGCATTTGCTCGCGGCTTATCTCGTGATCGCGTCGCCGATTTGATGAGCGAAAAACTTGCCCGCAGCGTCAACAAGGCACATCTAGACCTGTGGACAGCACCCAGCCAAGCCGAACGGCGTATCCCGGTCGACGCTCTGATGGCCTTGATGGATGCCTGCTCCGACTTCAGCCCGCTGGAGTGGATAGCTCACCATGTTGGTCGCAAGGTTCTGACTGCAGACGAAGCCCTATGTGCTGAGTTTGGTGCCATGGCTGTTTTGGATCGCCATATCAAAGCAAAACAAAAATCGATTGAGGGGCAGATGGATGAAAAGCTGCTCAGCCAGTTGATGCACAGAATGAAGCGGTCCGCAAAATGAACTTGGTCATCAAGCCTCATTACAGCGCCGCAGAGCTGGCTGGGATGAAACTGCCTGGTCTGCCAACCTCTCGTGACAATGTACGACTAACTGCCGAGCGCGAATCCTGGCCTTACGTCGAAACCACCGGCCGGGGCGGCATCCGCCGAGAGTACACCCCGCCCGCCGAGGTGGTCGCAGCGATCAAGGCTAAAGCCGCCGAAAGCGTGGCCGCCGCCATGCAGGCGCCAGCTCTTCCTACCCGGCGAGCCGAGCAGCTGCCGCTGATCGAAACCGAGGCGCAGTCGCTGAAAGCGGACGCGCGGCGCGGCGTGCTGCAGGCGCTGGAAATGCTGATGAAGCGTTCCGGGTATCCATTGAAGAAGGCCGCCGCGACGTTGCTCGACATGGCTCGCTTGGGTACCGCCAGCGAGCAACTGGTGAAGATGCTCAAAATGGCGCGCGATGAGCGCGGCCGCCCCAGCCTGGACGGCTTGCCGAGCGTTCGCAGCGTGCTGCGCTTTGTAGAGTACGAGCGCGCCGGCATGCTGGCCCCGAAGAAGCGCGAGCGCGACATGAGCGTGCCGGCCTGGGCTCCGTTCTTCCTGGGCTATTACCAGCGGCCGGAGAAGCCGACAGTCGAACATGCTTACCGCTTGTTTGCCGCTGATTGGGCGCAAGCCCAGCCGGGGACCGAGGTGCCCAGCGTTTGGCAGGTCCGCCGTTTCCTGCAGAAAGTCGGCAACGTCAGCCGCGAGATCGGCCGCATGGGCGAGCGCGAGCTGAAGACGCTCAAGCCCTTCATTCGCCGTGGATTCGAAAACCTGCTGCCGGGCGACATCTACAGCGCCGACGGCCACACCTTCGACGCCGAGGTGCAACACCCGCTGCACGGCCGCCCGTTCCGCCCGGAGATTACCTCCCTGGTCGACATCGCCACCCGCCGCGTGGTGGGCTGGTCGGTGGCCTTGGCTGAGAGCGGGCTGGCGGTGCTGGACGCCCTGCGCGATGCCTGCCTGCGGCATGGCATCCCCGCCGTGTTCTACGTCGACAATGGCTCCGGCTACAAAAACCAGATGATGCTGGATGTCGCGACCGGCTTTATGTCCCGGCTGGGCATCGAGATGGTCAACAGCCTGCCGTACAACTCCCAGGCGCGCGGCGTGATTGAACGGCTGCACCAGACGATTTGGGTCAGCGCGGCAAAAACCCTGCAGGCCGGCTATATCGGCCACGACATGGACCGCGAGGCCAAGCTGGCCACCTTCAAGTTGTCGCGCAAGGCGATCAAGTCAGCGGAAGTCAGCGCCATGCCGCTGATGGCCTGGGACCGTTTCATCGCTTTTTGCGATGAGCGCCTGGCCGAGTACAACGACCGCCCGCACCGCAGCCTGCCCAAGATTACAGACCAAGCTACTGGCCGCCGTCGCCACATGACCCCGAATGAGGCCTGGGAGCATCACGTTGCCCAGGGCTTCGAAGCCCACCGCGTCACCGATGACGAAGCCCGCCCGCTGTTCCGCCCGCAGATGCTGCGCACCGTGCGCCGCTGCGAGATCGAGCTGCTCGGCAACCGCTACTTTGCCCGCGCGCTGGAGGAGTTCCACGGCGAGCAGCTGCGGGTCGGTTACGACATCCACGACCCGCACACCGTTTGGGTCTACGACGACGATGGCCGCTTCCTCTGCACCGCTGAGCTTGACGCCAATAAGCGCGACTACATGCCGAAATCGGTTATCGACCGCGCCCGCGAGAAACGCGCGGCAGGCCGCGAAAAGCGCCTGGAAACAAAACTCATCGAGGTGCGCGAAGAGCTGCACGGCACTCCAGCGCTAGAGCAGATCGACACCGTCACCATCCCCGGCTTTATGACCTTCAACCGCGAGCAGCTAGCGCAGCGCGCCCGCGCCTTGGACCCGGTGGACGTGGTGACCGTGGCGAATGAGCCGGAGGCCCTGCAGGCCATGCCTGAGCCGGTTATGGAGTCGCCTACCTGGGCGGTGCCAACCACGCCGGAGGCCCGCTGGGCGGAATGGCAACAACTGAATGGGATGAGCGAGGAGGAAATCGACAGCGAGAAGGCAAGGAAATGGCGGCACACCTATCAGGCGACCGCCGAATTCCGGACATACCAGCGCAAAAGCGCTTAACGCATCGCCGCTGCAACGGCGCTGCATGAACCACTAGAAAGAGCCCAAATCATGACGCAACCCCAATCGCTGGTCAATCGAGTGGCCAACATTTCCAACCTCGACCTGGTCGCCGTGGCGGCCGAGAAACTGCTGTCGCGGGTCGACGGACTGCCGGGCATCGGCGTGATGTACGGCGAGGCCGGCCGGGGCAAAACCATCGCCTGCAGCGCGTTGGCGAACCAGACGCGCGGCTATTACGTGCAGATGCGCAGCGCCTGGAGCCGCAAGACGTTGCTGGAGAAAATCCTATTCGAGATGGGCATCAAGCCCAGCGGCACCATCCCGCATCTACTGGACCAGGTATGCGAACAGATCGCGGCGTCCAGGCGGCCGCTGATCGTCGACGAGTTCGATTTCTGCCTGCGCTCCGATGGCCTCGTCGAGCTGGTGCGCGATATCTACGAAGGCAGCCAGGGCACGCTTCTCTTGGTCGGAGAGGAGACCATCCCGCAGAAGCTAAAGCGCTGGGAGCGGTTCCACAGCCGCGTGATGGCCTGGATTCCTGCGCTCCCCGTCAGCCTTGACGATGCGCGCAAGTTGTCGCCGATCTACTGCCCCCAAGTCGACATTGCGGAAGACCTGCTGGCCCGCGTTGTCGAGCTGTCGCACGGCTCCGTGCGCCGCGTGTGCGTGAACCTGACCCGCGTTCACGAAGAAGCCATGATGCTGGCCGAATCCGAAATGACCCTAGCCAAGTGGGGAGACCGCGACCTGTACACCGGCGACGCGCCGAAGCGTCGGGGAGCAATCTGATGCGCACCGCACGTCATGCAACGCGGATGGAGAGCTCTGGCGGCCGCGGCGCGCACCAGCGCATTTGGGACGCCATCCGCGCGCGCCGCGACGACTTCACGCCGCAACTGATCCACAGCGACACATGGGCGACCCTCGGCGCTATCGGGCACTACGTCAACGCCCTGGTGCTGGGCGGCTACGTCGAACGTATTAATCAGCGCACCGGCTATGCCGAGCAGCAGCACTTCCGCTTGGTGAAGGATACAGGCATCGAGTATCCACGCCTGGACGCCAAGGGGCGGCCCATTTCGCGCGATCTGTGCACCGAGGCCATGTGGCGGACGATGCGCATCGTCGGCGGGGATTTTTCCTCCCGAGAACTGGCTGCGCTGGCCAGCACCCCTGACCGCCCTGTCGCCCATAGCACCGCGAGCTTGTATCTCGGCCAGCTCGTGAAGGCCGGCTATGTCGTCAAGGCCAAGGCCACCAGAGTGGCAGGAAAACGATCCACCCCGCGTTACCGATTCCTTCCCCAGCGTTATTCCGGGCCGCGCCCGCCGGTAGTTGGACGCAATGCCTATGTGTACGACCCGAACTTGGACAAGGTGGTGTGGCAAGAGGAAATGAACCATGACGATCTCTGAATTGCCCTGGCTCCCCCTGCTGCGTGCCGAGGTCGAACGCACCAGCATCGGCCAAGCCGCCAAGTTGCTTGGCTACAGCCGGACCACCGTCAGTCTGGTGCTGGCCGGCAAATACCCCGGCCAGACAGCGCGCGTGGCCGGGGCCGTCCTGGACACCCTGGGCCGCGTGGCCTGCCCCTACCTGGGCCGCGACCTGACGCCGGATGAGTGCAAGGCGCAGTCCACCAGCCAAGCCCCGACCCACAACCCGTTAAAGCTGGCCCACTGGCGCGCATGCCAGCAGTGCCAAAACCGCTGCAAAGGAGAGTGAAGATGCAAACGCAACCGCAACGACCGATCCGCAACGCAGAAGTCATTGCCGCCGCATTCCTAGTGGCGGCCGCCGTGGAACGCTTGACCAAACGCGGCATGACCGTGCTGAGCGTGGAAATGGAACCCCCGCGCCCGACGATCCGCATCCTGAAACACGAAAGCTGCGTGGCAATGATCAAGGAGGAGAAAGCCGCCTATTTCGGTTTTGACCAGGACACCTATTTCGGGAAGTACCGCCAAGGGCAGTTCCAGCTGAACGGCTGCCGCGTGGTGTGGGACGAGCTGGACGCATGAGCGACACGGTTCTAGACGACAAAACCAAAGCGGTGCTGGCCGCCGAGGCGGAGCGGTTGATTGCCATGGGAATGGAGCGGCGCGAGGCGCGGCGGATTGTGTGGTTGGACTACCTGGACGAACAGGCCCAATGCCAACCACAAGCCCCCAGCACCGCGCCGGCCCCGGCGGAGACGGAGGCAGCACCACCCAGCGCACCGCCTCCCGGCCCTGAGCCTCCACCCGCGCTGTCTCTACCGCTCAGGCGATTCTGGCGGGCGGAAGAAGAAGCCCGGCTGACCCCAGAATGGCTGGCCAAGAACAAAGCAGCCTTATCGAAAGTGAAGCAACTACTTAGGAAATTGACATGAACCACATCCCAGACGGCTACAAGAAAGACGCTAAAGGCCGGTTGTGCCCGGTGGAAATCATCCCCGCGATTGACTTGGCCAGAGACGACTTCGTGGCGGAGAAATACACCCAGGCGCTGGCGCTGCAGGAACAGATGTCTAAATTTCGCGAGGCGCTTTTCGCGGATATCGACGCGTTTGTCCAGTTATCTGCCGAACGCTATCAAGCAGATGTCGGCGGAGAAAAAGGCAACGTCACGCTCACTAGCTTTGATGGTTCGACCAGGGTATTGCGGGCCATTTCCGACACGCTGGCATTCGACGAACGCCTGCAGGCGGCCAAGGCGCTGATCGACGAGTGCGTGAATGAATGGCTGGAGGACGCCCGGCCGGAGATCAAAGCCTTGATCGCGGATGCATTCCAAACCGACAAGGCCGGCAAGATCTCGACCGCTAGAGTGCTGAGCCTGCGCCGGCTCGGCATCCAATATGAGAAATGGCAACGGGCCATGAGCGCGCTGTCGGACTCGCTCAAAGTGCAATGTTCGAAAGCTTATGTCCGCATTGAGCGTCGAAACGCCAACGGCCGTTTTGAAGCGGTGCGCTTTGACCTGGCTGGCGTGTAAACAAGGGGGAAACCATGAAACAGAATAGCGTCAATACCGACATCAAACGCGCAATCGACCTGACCATGCAAGCCACTGCCTGCCTGTCCGGAACCGACCGCAGCGAATACCTGACTGCCGTCCTGGCCGTGTCCCTGGGCGCGCTGCGTGCCGCTGAAGGCGACTCGTTCGCCTACGGTTTCCTGCGCAGCGCCATCGCCGAATTGGGCTCGCCGCCGGAGCGCGTCCTCGTCAATCCGGCGGACCCCGACTTTCCTGGCATCGCGGTCAACGCTCCGACCGGCGCAGTCGATCCGGGGACGCTCAGCAGCGTGTCCGAGTTGCGCACGGCGCTGAAGCGCGCCAACGAACTCGTCCTGTATCGCGGCGAGGTTATGGCCGCCATGCGGGCCGCCCTGGCCGAGATCGCCAGCCAGGTCGGCGATCTGGTTGCCGCCCATCTGCAGCATGACGCCGAACGCCTGCATCAGCTGATGAACGACCTGTGCGAGAAGCACGTCGTCGTCAACGGCAAGCCGTCCCACTCCCTCCACTGAAACAAGGAACTGCCATGACCAAGCAAGAACTGATGGAACGCATTACCGAGACCATGAAGATTCGCTATGAGCGCGCTGTCAGCAAGGTAGATGTTGCCGCCTTCCTGGAGTCGTTCGGCGATGTCGCCACCACCGAGCTGCGGGCCGGCCGTGAAGCGTTGCTGCCGGGCCTGGGCAAGCTGGCGGTCAAACAGACCCAACCCCGGCTCGGCCGCAACCCGAAGACCGGCGAGGCGCTGGAGATCGCCGGCCGCCGAGCGCCGAAGTTTGCCGCGTCCAAGCTGCTGAAGGACGCGCTGCAGTAAGGCTAGAACCTGATGTCGAGCCGGTCATGCCGGCTCCGCAACGGGTTTTACCACCAGTTCGCAGCGTTGAGCGGCCCACCTCCATGACCAACTGGAGAATGCCGTCCTCTGAAACCGGCGGGCCGCTCAGCACTGCGGGCTGCGAACCAACCAACGGAGGCAATCATGCGTAATCCGGCGCTGGCGAAAATCCACATCGCCAAGAAAGAGTTGGGCCTGGACGACGACACCTATCGCGCCATGCTGCTGAGCGTAGGCGGCGCGGCGTCAAGCAAGGACTTATCGCCGGCCGGGGTCGACCGGGTGCTGGCTCACATGAAGCGCTGCGGATGGAAGCCGAAAAGCAAAGCGGCAGACAAACCCAGCGTAGGCCAGTCCAAAAAACGGTTGGTAAGCAAGCTAGAGGCATTACTGGCCGAGGCTGATCGTCCCTGGGACTACGCCGACGCGATGGCCCAGCGCATGTATGGCGTGGAGCGCGCGGGCTGGCTCGCCCCGGTACAGCTGCATGGACTGGTCGCCGCGCTGACCTACGACGCAAAACGGCATGGGAGGTTCCAGGGATGAAGCTGAACGACGTGCAGCACGACGTGCAGCACCTGTTGCCTGAAATGGCTCAGCTGATTGCCACACTAATCGGCCTGCCCAAGGCCCTGCGGCTGATTGAGGCATGGGGCGGCACCACGTTTCCTATCTCCAAAAACAAGCGCCGCGACGGCCAGATCCGCTACGAGGCGCTGGCCGAGGTGATAGGCGTGGACGCCGCCGACATCATGACGCGTCATTTTGGCGGCGAAGTGCTGGCCATCCCCCGCTGCGCGTCAGCGCTGCGCGAGGTGCGGGACCGGATGATCCGCGCCGAGTTTGACGAGGAAACCCGCATGCATCCAGCGAGCCACGCTGTCGGGCTGCTGGCCCGCCGCTACCAGATGACTGAACGAAATGTCTGGATGGTGCTGAAAAAAGCCGACAAAGTTAACGAGACAAGGCAGCACACACTGTTTTAGGATGTTTGCATTCTTCGTCAGGAATGCCGCCGTGAAAAAAACATCTGTACTGTTCTTTCTACTCTTATTGATACTGTCTGGCTGTTCAGACAAAGATAAGCTCGCTCAACTGGAAGCTGAGAATCAACAGTTGAAGGCAAGAATTCAACTAATGGAGTCTGAGCACCCAATCATCAACCATGCTCCGCTACAAACCTTTGGTAAAGAGCGGCTTGGAAGAGATTTGCCAGATATAGATAGAGTGGGATTTTTAACGGCCCGAGCCGCTCTTGCTGGCGTCAATGCAATTCATGATGAAATGGGGAAGATTCAATCGCCAAGCGAGATTAAGGAAAAAGTCCTCTACCCGCTTTATACGCTTGAAGACATGTGGCCAGCACACCGCAGTGAAGCGGGGGAAAAGATTGATCCGATTTTCCATTCTTGTCAAAACATGGTTACCCTGACAAGAATGGGTGTCGAGGCGGCTCAAGCCAATATGGATGCTGTGCTGCCAAAAATCAGTGATTTGGAAAAATTAGTCAGATTTCAGTGCTCATTTGCTTTGAGCGCAGCAGTAATCAAGAGCCAAGGAAAGAAATAGCACGTATACACTGAAAGCCTGCACAGCGCCCCAGCCGGGGCGTTTTCTTATTCTGGCGGTGTTCCAATCAACAGGACACCGATATGCCCAGCCGCAAAATTGAAGACCTGCATCCCGATCTGCAGCCGCTGTGCCGCGAGTTTCTGCGGCGCTGCCAGGCTGCCGGCCTGGACATTTTGATTACCTGCACCTACCGCTCCGCCGAGGAGCAAAACCAGCTTTATGCTCAGGGCCGCAATGGCAAGCCCGGCGCGCGTGTCACCAACGCGCGTGGCGGCCAATCCGAGCACAACGCCATGATCCAGGGGCGGCCGGCGGCGCGCGCGTTCGATGTCGTGCCGATTGTTGGCGGGAAGCCATGCTGGGATGACAAACATCCCGCTTGGCAAACCGCTGGCAAGATCGGCATGGAGCTGGGCCTGAACTGGTACGGCCGGCCCAATGCGCCGTTCCGCGAGTTTCCCCACTTTGCACTGCATCGGGGGTACCAATGACCCTTGGCGACCTGATCAAAAACCCCGCCACCGGCCGGCTTAGCCATAGCAAGCTGTGGGCCAACATCGCCTGCGCAGTCGGCTCCGGCATGTTTGTCTACCAGGGCGTCGCCGGCACGCTGACCGCCGATGTCTGGTTGATCTACATGGGCTCGGTGGGCGGCTACTCCGCCGCGCGCAGCTGGATCGCTACGCGGCGCAATGCCAAAGGGGGCGGCAATGACAATTAACCCGCTAGCGTCCCTGGCCATTAAAAGCGCGCTCTACCTGCTGCCACTTCTCGGTGTCGGCTACGCCGGCTATCACACCGGCCAATCCCTGGCCGACCAGGGGCACCAGGTGGCTATGGCTGCCCTGCAAGCGCAGCACGCCGCCGAGCTGAAACAGCGCGCCGAGGACAACGCCCACATATTGACTGCGACCAGCGCCGAGCAAAAGCGCCTGGCTGACCTGGCACATCAGGTGGGCTGGCAGCTGCTGCAAACCCGAGGCGAGCTGGCGCGCAGCCAGGCGCAACTTAAGGAAAGGATCGCCGATGCAACCCGCAATGATGGTGCCGCTTTTACTGGCCTTGGCCCTGACAGCCTGCGGCTCTACCGCGCCGCCCTCGGTTACGCCGAGTCCGATTCTGGTGTGCCCTCGGCCCACGCCGGAGATGCTGCAAAAACCGACGCGCCCAGGGCCACCCGCGAAGGGTTACCACCCGCAGACCTACTGAACCACGCGGCCGACTACGGCCGCTGGTGCCAGGAGCTGGAGACCCGCCTAGACAGCTACATCCAACTGTACCAGGGGGCCGCGCATGGATGATTTCGACCGCGCCCAGGAACTGGAGCAGCGGCAACGCGACCAGGCGCTGGCCATCCAGGCGGATCTGGCCCGCGCCTCCTCTCTGAGCAGCTACAGCCACTGCGAGGACTGCGGAGACGCCATCCCCGCGCCGCGCCGCCAGGCGGTGCTCGGCTGCACCCGCTGTATCGACTGCCAACAACGCCAAGAAGGGAAACGCTGATGTCCGAGAACAACGAACTGACCCGCGCCCTTGGGCGTATCGAGGGCAAGCTGGACATGATCGTCGCCAGCCAGGCCACGCAAAATGAGCGCCTGGACGCCATGGACGGCCGCCTGCGCCACGTTGAGCAGCAGGCAGCCCGAGCGGGTGCTATCAGCGGCGGCATCGTCGCAGTAGGCACCGCCATCGCCGTCGAACTGGTCAAGCGGGCGCTGTAATGGCGCATACACCTGAGACGCGGGACAAGCTGCGTCGCCTATACGTGTTCGACCGCATTAGCCTTGAAGTAGCCGCCATGCAATGCAGCGTGTCGATGTCCACCGCCAGCCGCTGGAAACGCGAGTCGGCCGAAGTCGGCGACGATTGGGACAAAGTGCGCGCGGCCGCGCTGCTGGCCGGCGACGGAATAGAGAGCATCGCCCGCGCGGCGCTGGTCGGTTTCATGACGCAGTACCAGGCGACGATGGACACGCTGACTGTTAACGATCAGATCCCGGCTGAGAAGAAAGTGGCGATGCTGGCCAGCCTGGCCGATAGCTTCAATAAGACAGTGGCGGCTAGCCGGAAGGTATTGCCGGAAACCAGCCAGCTGGCGACGGCGATGGAGGTGGTGCAAAAGCTGGCGGGGTTTATCCGGGAGCGCTACCCCAAACATGCCCAGGCATTTGTCGAGGTGCTGGAGCCGTTTGGGGAAGAGCTGGCTAAATTTTATGGTTAGGATTCTCTAACTCAAGCCATTCGATTGATTTTTCAAAAAACTCTTGAATTCTAAAACATAGGCTTGCCATATAAATTGAATAATTTGGATTTGGGTGAGGATTGCCTATCTCCCAAGGAATCATGTCCTCGCGTTCAAAAGCCAATCTTTCATGAAGTGTTTCGACCAGTAAGCACAATTTATCAGTAACTAATAGCCACTGAATTGCATGCGCCGGCGATATGGCGGCAGCCAAAGCTAAAGTATGGCGAAAATCCGCAAGTCGTCTTTCCGCGCGCTCACCTGTCGACTTAACTTTAAAAAAGAATGACTCTTGTGGCTGAATGGCGTGACAGTTCTTTAAAACTTCTATTTGCTCGCCGAGCCAAGAAAAGGAAAGCAGCTGGCAATTGGCTGTTTGAATTTCAGCCTCATGACGAAACACACCCGGCCCATCATACACATCTAAAACCGATGCAACCAACAAATTCAATGCATCTAATTTTTTCTGACGTGCCTTTTCCCTAGGAAGCAAATCAATAACTAAATAAAACAAGTATGCCGAGACAAGGCCTGAGCACAAACCTTCTACAATCTTTCCAAATCCTTCATTTGTCAGAAACCAAACAATAAAGGGAGATGTGAAAAACTCTAGCAATGGGTATTTGTAAGCAAATAACACCCATGCGAGCCAGATAATAAACATACATGCAGCTATCGAAAGTAACTTACATTCCTTGGGATCGCCGAAAATAATTTCCCGAAGTTTCTTCATAATCACACCGAGACGATAGTGTCATGGCCATCAAGCTTAGCAAAAAAGACTTCCTCGCGGATGTTGCGCTGCTGGCAGCCGAGTACCGCCGCCAAATCGACGCCGAGTGCGACGGCTTTGACCCCGACCCTGCCGCGCGCGGGCAACGCCGGTTGCAGGCAATGGGCAGCTTCCGCTATTTCGCCCAGACCTACTTCCCGCACTACGTTAAATCCAGCCCAGCCTCCGTCCATGAATATCTGTTCGACCGCTTCCAACAAGTGGTCGACAACCAGGAAGGCGACCATGACGCGGTTGCCGCGCCGCGCGGCCATGCCAAGTCCACTCTGATCACCCAAATCGGCACGTTGTGGTGCATCGTCACCGGCCGCAAGCATTACCCGCTGATCGTGATGGACGCCGTCGAGCAGGCATGGCCGATGCTGGAGGCGATCAAGGCGGAGCTGGAGTTCAACCCCCGCTTGCTGCTGGACTTTCCGGAGGCCACCGGCCGGGGCCGGGTATGGCAGGTCGGCACTATCCTGACCGCCAACGACGTCAAGGTTGAGGTGTTCGGCTCCGGCAAACGGATACGGGGCCGCCGCCATGGCCCGCACCGGCCCGACCTGGTGATCGGCGACGACCTGGAAAACGACGAGAACGTCCGCAGCCCTGAACAGCGCGACAAGCTGATGAGCTGGATCACAAAAAGCCTGCTGTCGCTCGGCCCGGCTGACGACAGCCTGGACGTGTTCATCATCGGCACCATCCTGCATTACGACTCGGTGCTGGCCAGGCTGATACAGAACCCGCTGTGGACCAGCGCCAAGTTCCGCGCCGTCGAGCGCTGGCCCGACCGCATGGACTTGTGGGATCGCTGGACCGAGGTATTGCTGGGCGAAGGCCCGGCGGCCGCGCAAACGTTCTACCAGGCGCACCGGCCGGATATGGATGCCGGCGTGCGGATCTGCTGGCCCGGCGGCACCAGCTTTTACAAGCTGATGACCAAACGGGCGCGCGACGGCAAAGCCGCGTTCGACAGCGAGCAGCAGAACGACCCGCTGTCCGGCGATGACGCGCCGTTCGCCGAGTGCATTTCCTTCTGGGTGAACCGGCTGCGCGAATGGGTGTTCTACGGCGCATGCGACCCGTCCCTGGGCAAAGCCGGGAACCGGCGCGACCCTTCCGCCATTCTGGTCGGCGGTTTCAATCGCCACACCGGCGTCCTGGATGTGGTTGAGGCCAGCATTCGCAAACGCCTGCCCGACCGCATCATCGAAGATGTGATCACCTTCCAGGCGGAATACCGCTGCTTGTTGTGGCTGGTGGAGGCGGTCCAGTTCCAGGAGTTCATGCGCACAGAGCTGGTCAAGCGCTCGGCCGCGCGCCACCTCCCGGTGCCGGCCCGTGGCGTGACGCCGCATGGCGACAAGGATCTACGCATCCTGACGCTGCAGCCGCACATGGCCAACGGACTGATTCGGCTATCTCCGGACCAGCACACCCTAATTGAGCAATTGCGGCACTTCCCCAAGGCGGACCACGACGACGGCCCCGACGCCCTGCAGATGCTGTGGGCGGCCGCGCTGTCTGGCGGCGGCAAGATCGATTACACCCCGGTGCCGAGATCCGGCAGCGATGACTACGCCGGCGGCTTCTCGGCCGGCGCATGGTAGGAGTGACAAACATGGCACAAATCCTGGACCAGTACGGCCAGCCCATCCTGCGCGAGGTATTGTCCGAGGCGCAAAGCGCCCGCATCGGCTGGGTGACGCGCGAATTCGCCGAGCACCCGTCGCGCGGGCTGACGCCGCAGCGCCTGCACCGGGTCTTGGAAGAGGCCGAACAGGGCAACCTGGCGGCGCAGGCGGATCTGTTCAACGACATAGAGGAGAAAGACAGCCACATCTTCGCAGAGATGAGCAAGCGCAAGCGCGCGCTGCTGACGCTGGACTGGAGCATCACCCCGCCGCGCAGCGCCAGCGCGGCCGAGAAAAAACAAGCGGAGCAGCTGCAAGAGTGGTTGAAAGATTTGCCAGACCTGGATGACGTGCTGCTCGACTGCCTGGACGGCATCGGCCACGGCTTCGCCGCGCTGGAGATCGCCTGGCAGCGGCAGGGCAAGAACTGGCTGCCGCAAAGCCTCACCCATCGGCCGCAGCGCTGGTTCCAGACTTTGCCCGAGGATGGCAACGCGTTGCGCCTGCGCGATGGCAGCGCCCAGGGCGCGGAGCCGTGGAAGTTCGGCTGGCTGATCCATCGGCACAAAGCCAAATCTGGCTACCTGACCCGCGCCGGCCTGCACCGCGTGTTGGCCTGGCCCTATCTGTTCAAGAACTACTCGGTGCGTGACCTGGCCGAGTTCCTGGAGATCTACGGGTTGCCGCTGCGCGTGGGCAAATACCCGCCCGGCGCGACTGACCAGGAACGGGCGACGCTGCTGCGCGCGGTGGCCGAAATTGGCCACAACGCGGCCGGCATCATCCCGGAAGGCATGGCTATCGAGTTTCAAGCCGCCGCACAAGGCAGCGAGGAACCGTTTCAGGCCATGATGGACTGGTGTGAACGCTCGCAGTCCAAGGCGATCCTCGGCGGTACGCTCACCAGCCAGGCCGACGGCAAGACATCGACCAACGCGCTCGGCAACGTCCACAACGAAGTACGCCACGACCTGACCGTCAGCGATGCGCGCCAGCTGGAGGGAACCCTGGTCCGCGATTTGCTGTACCCGCTGGCCGTGCTCAACTTCGGCCAGGTCGACCCGCGCCGGATGCCGCGCCTGGTGTTCGATACCCGCGAGATCGAGGACATCAAGCTGTATGCCGAAAGCCTGCCGAAGCTGGTCGGGCTGGGCCTGAAGGTCAAGACCGATTGGGTGTACGACAAGCTGGCCATCCCGAAGCCCCAGGACGACGACGAGGTGCTAACCGCGCCGCGTCCGGAAATGGCGTTGCCGCCGGAGCTGCGGCCGCAGCCGAGCGCCGCTCTGTCCTACCGCGCGGTGCTGACCAATGACCGGGGCGAGGTGGTCTACCCCGACCAGGCGGCGCTGGACGCCATCGCGCTGCCGGCCGACGCGGTCAACACCGGCCTGGACGCAGCGCTGGCTCCGGTAATCCAGGCCATCCGCGACGGGGCCGCTCCGGACGATGCTATCGCCTCATTGGTGGCGGCGTATCCGCAGATGGACGATGCCGCGCTGTCGCAGCTGCTGGCGCGGGCGATGTTCGTTGCCGATGTCTGGGGGCGCCTGCATGCCCACGAGTGAGGCCGGCGCGATAGACCTGAGCTACGCCATCGGCCTGCCGCCCGAGGAGGCGATCAGCTATTTCGAAAGCAAGGGCTACGCCATCGGCTTCAAGTGGCAGGAGGTATGGGCCGAAGCCCACGCCCGTTCGTTCACCGTGGCGGGCGTGCTGAAGCTGGACGTGCTGACCGATGTGCGCGAGGCTCTGCTGCAGGCGCTGCAGCATGGCGAGACGCTGGCTGATTTCCAAAATCGGCTGCAGCCGGTGCTGGAAGCGAAAGGCTGGTGGGGGCGCGGCCAGATCGTCGACCAGGCGACCGGCGAGATCCAGGGCAAGCGGCTTTGCCCCCGCCGGCTCGAAACGATATTCCGGACCAACATGCAGTCTTCGTACATGGCCGGACGTTTCCAAGAGCAACTGGCCAATGCTGAAGCGCGGCCGTTTTGGGAATACGTGGCGGTGCTGGACAACCGCACCCGACCGCTGCACCGCAGCCTGCATGGCCGCATCTTCCGCTACGACGATCCGTTCTGGCGACGCTTTTACCCGCCCAACGGCTGGAATTGCCGCTGCCGCGTACGTACCAGGAGTACCCGCGATATGGAGCGCCTGGGCCTGGACGAATCCAGCAGCGAGGGCCGGATGGAGACGGTGGAGCAGCCGATAGACCGCAAGGGCAATACCCGGCCAGTCCCGGCATTCCGAGACCCGGCCACCGGCAAGCTGTTTGTGGCGGACGCCGGCTTTGGCTACAACCCCGGCCAGGCGGCGTATCAGCCTGACCTCACCCGCTACCCGCCAGCGTTGGCCAAGCAATACCTGCAGGAGCAAAGCGCCAGATGATAGACATCAAAATAGACAACTCGAATGTCGCCGATGTTATGGGGCGAATCATCCAAGCGACAAATCATCGTCAGCCGCTGATGCGAAATATCGCTGCGATCATGCTGGATGCGGTGGAAGAGAATTTCGCCCAAGAAGGACGGCCGAAATGGCAAGGACTGAAACCGCCAGGCCGCGATGGGAAGATCCTGCAGAAAAGCGGCCGGCTCGCCGGTAGCATGAATGGCATGAGCGACAACGACAGCTCAACCGTTGGCACCAACGTCAAATATGCTGCCATTCAAAACAATGGCGGCCGCACGCGACCCCATGAAATCCGCCCCAGGAACAAAAAGGCGCTGGCCTTCGGCGGGCGAGTCGTGAAGAAGGTCAACCACCCTGGCAGCGACATCCCCGCGCGGCAATTCATGCTGCTGACCGACGACGACCTGGACGAGATCGTCTATACGGCGGAAAGCTATCTGCGCAGCGTTGCCGGGGGCTGATCGGCTTGGCCTCATAAACGCCCGTAGCGGCGTTTTGTTCTTCCAATGATCCATGGCCTATCCCGCCGTGAGTGGAGAGATTCTAACGCCACTCTAACGGCCATTTTCAGCCACCCGACATAGCCCCGCGATGCTATGATGACGCCATCAAGGACATCTAGGGTTACCACATGAGTATGAAACCATGGCAACTCGCAGTGTTTACTGCAATTGGCACGTTAATCGGCAAGGCCGGATACGATCTCATAATTGAAGATGTTAAAAACAACCTCATCCCCAAAGGGTGGGTGGCGGGAACATTTTCCACCACATGGAGTTTTCTCCATGAGACAATGGAAATATCAAGAGGAGGATGGTATCTTTACAATGCCGCAATATTGACATCCATCATCATTATGATGTTTTGGGGAATCAGAACTATCGGCGATCTTGAGAAAGCAACAGAAGAGAGTAATACACTTAAAGTTGAAAAAAATAAACTGGAAAGCAATGTTGGAAAAATTGAAGAATTAGAGAAAACTATTCAGGAGCTAAAGAAGAAAATTCCATCAGTAGATATCAGCGTTGATGAATTTCCGCCCGTAGAAAAAGATATCCTTATCGCCATTGCAAAAATTAAAAACAGTGGGGTCGACAAAATACTCGACAAATGGATTTATGAGTTTCTTGAAAGTGAATTTAGCCGTCTAAAGATTGAGAGCGCCATAAACAGATTGCGTGAAAAAAATATATTAAATACTTACTACTCAAACGGGGAGCCCTGCATCTCTTTGACTACAAGTGGGCTGAATATCTTAGCCAAAGCCCACTGAAACCCCTCACAGATTTCCCCTCCCCACATGCCCCGCACAATGCGGGGCATGGCACACCTGAAACCATTCATCGCCGCTCTGACGGTTGACCTCTCCCAAATCGGCAACGCCGACGGCGAGGCCCCCCGCGTCATCAAACTGCTGCCGGCCGGCACGTTCCGGGCCAATGACGGCCGCCCGGCCGAGTGTGCCGCCTGGACGCTGGACGGGGTGTTGGCCGCCATCTTGATCGCCGCAGCCAAGCAACGGGAGACGCGCTATGTAATCGACTACGAGCACCAGACGCTGCGCAGCGAGCACAACGGCCAACCGGCACCCGCCAGCGGGTGGTTTGGCGCGCTGGAGTGGCGTGAGGACGGCCTCTACGCCACCGACGTGGAGTGGACCGACAAGGCCGCCGCGATGATCGTGGCCAAGGAATATCGCTACCTCTCCCCGGTTTTCACCTACGACAAGCAAGGCCGCGTCACCGGCCTGCTGCATGTCGCCCTGACCAATAACCCGGCATTAGACGAGCTGCCAGAACTGCAGGTGGCGGTCTTGTCGCGTCTGATTTCCACCCCGTCCACTACTCAGGAGGATTCCGAAATGGACGAACTGATCGAGCAGCTGCGCTGGCTGCTCAACCTGCCCGTCGGCGCAACCGCCGACGACATCAAAGCCCAGCTGCAAAAGCTGATCGACCAACTCTCAAATGGCCAGGGCACGGCCGCCGCCAGCGTCGACCTGGTCAGCCTGTTCGGCACCCAGCAGCAACGCATCGCCGCGCTGTCGGCCAATCAGGTAGACCCGGCCCGTTTCGTGTCGGTGGAGACCATGCGCGCCTTGCAGGAGCAGGTCGCGGCGCTGACCGCCCAGCAACACGGCCGCGCGGTGGACGAGCTGATCACCGCCGCGCTGTCGGATGGCCGGCTGCTGGCGGTGCAGGAGTCCTGGGCGCGCGACCTGGGCAAGAAAGACCTGCCCGCGCTGCAGGGCTACCTGGACACCGCGCCGGCAATTGCAGCCCTGTCCAGCACCCAAACCCAAGGCAACCCGCCGGCCGGCAGCGAGACGTCTGCCCTCGACGCCGACACGCTGGCCGTTTGCAGCATGTTTGGCAATGACCCTGACGCCGTCGCCGCCGTGCTGAAGGAGAAGACATGACCGCCACCACCCAAGACCGCAATACCCCGTATCGCCATGGCGAGCTGATCGTCGCGCCGGTCGCGGCCGGCGTGAAGATTCCGGCCGGAACCATCGTCTGCGCCAGCGCCGCCGGCTTCGCCGTACCTGGCGCGACGGCCGCCACGCTGGCTTATCTGGGCATGGCTGACGCCGCTGCCGACAACTCGGCCGGCGCGGATGGAGCCATCGGCGTGCCGATTCGGCGCGGCGTGGCATTCAAATGGGCCAACGACTCGGGCGACCCGGTCACCCAGGCCAGCCTGGGCCGCGTCTGCTACATCGTCGACAACCAGACCGTGGCCAAGGGCAACGGCGGCAATACCCGCTCGCCGGCCGGCATCGTGGTCGGCATCGACGCCGACGGCGTCTGGGTCAACTAAGGAGACAGCACCCATGATTGTCAATGCATCTTCCCTGAAAGCTCTTTTCGTTAACCTGAAGCTCACCTTCCATAACGCTTTCGACGCCGCGCCGGGACAGTGGCAGAAGATAGCCATGCTGGTGCCGTCAACCGCGCGCAGCAACGACTACAAGTGGCTGTCTAGCTTTCCTCGCATGCAAAAGTGGATCGGTGAAAAAGCGGTCAAGGCGCTAGCCGCCTCTGGTTACAGCATCACTAACGACGATTGGGAGGCCACCGTCGAGGTTGACCGCAACGACATCGAGGACGACAACCTGGGTATCTACGCGCCCCAGGCGCAAATGGCGGGAGAATCGGCCAAACAGCTGGCGGACGAAATCGTCTCCGATTTGGTCAACAAGGGTTTCGTCAGCCTGTGCTACGACGGCCAGTATTTCTTCGACGTCGACCACGTCGTCGCCGGGCAATCGGTTTCCAACCGGGGCACCAAGAAGCTGTCTGTCGCCTCCCAGGCCGCAGCTAAGGCCGGCTACGGCGCGGCGCGTACCGCGATGAAAAAGTTCAAGGACGACGAAGGCCGCCCGCTCAATATCAACCCCAACGTGCTGCTTGTGCCGCCGGCCCTGGAAGACACCGGCCGAGCCTTGCTGACTAGCGACCGCCTGGAAGACGGCAAGATCAATCCGTACAAAGGCACGGCCGAGCTGGTGGTCGATGCGCGTCTGACCTCGGACGACTCTTGGTTCCTGCTGGATACCAGCAAGCCAATCAAACCCTTCATCTACCAGGAGCGCAAGAAGCCGGTGTTCGTGCAGCAAACCGACCCGCAAGCGGACGGCGTGTACATGCGCAAAAAGTTCTTGTTCGGCGCGGAGGCCCGCGCGGCTGGCGGCTACGGCTTCTGGCAGCTGGCCTACGGTTCCGACGGCAGCGAGGGCTAAACCATGGCGAACGACAAAAACAGCAGGACCACCGGCCAGGCCGGGAACGCACGGGGCCAGTCCGAGCGACAGCAGGCCCCCGCCGATCTGCAGCAGGCCGGCAACCCGCCTCCCGCCGGAAACGAGCAGCCGCAGGAGCCGGCCCAAGTCGTCGAACAGCCCGCCCAGGAGCCCGAGACCACCAGCCCTTTGGCGGGGCTGTTCGAGCCGAACGCCCTTGAGGTGGTGGCCAAGTGCGAGCAATTCCGCCGCGCCGGCCGGGTGTTCACCCGCGAGGCGACCACGGTGCGCCTGGCCGAGCTGTCCGAAGCCGAGCTCCAGCTGCTGTGCCAGGAGCCGATGCTGGCCGTGCAGCCGACCTACATCCGGGAGGGCTGACCGTGTACGCCACCCGCGACGACATGCTGCAGCGCTTTGGCGAAAAGGAAGTCATCGCGCTGACCGACCGCGAGTACACCGGCCAAATCGACGACATGCTGCTGGCTGACGCGCTGGCCAGCGCAAGCGTCGAGATCGACGGCTATATCGGCGGCCGCTATCCGCTGCCGCTGGCCCAGCCGCCGATGATCCTGACCGGCTACGCCTGCGACATCGCCCGCTACCGCCTGTCTGGCAGCGGTACCCAGCTGACCGAAGACATCCGCGACCGCTACCGCGACGCCGTGCGCTTCCTGGAGCTGGTGGCGGCCGGCAAGGTCACGCTGGGCGGCATGCCGGACGGCGGTGTCACGGCTCCCAGCCAGACGGTGCAGTTCGTGTCCGGAGAGAGAGCATTCGCCCGCTCCGGAGGGGCGCTCTGATGCTGTTGACTCAGATCGAGGACGCCATCATCGCCCGCCTGCGGCTGGGCCTGGGCCACATGGTGCGGGAGGTCGGCAGCTACGGCGGCGAGCTGGACGACGGGCTGGGCGAGGCCATCCGCCGTTTTCCCGCCGCGTGGGTGACCTACGGCGGCACGCCCCGCACCGAACCGACCAGCACCAGCCGCAAGCGCTACAAGACAGACGGGCAGTTCGTGGTGATGGTCGGCGACCAGAACCTGCGCAGCGAGGCGGCAGGCCGGCGCGGCGGCCCCGGCACGGGCGAGATCGGCACCTACGCCCTGGTCTACGCTGTGCGCCGCTTGCTGAGCGCCCAGGATCTGGACTTGCCGATCTCGCCGCTGCAGCCCGGCCGGGTGCGCACCCTATTTAACACCCGGCTGGAGAAAACGGCGTTCTCGGTGTTCGCCTGCGAGTTCGCCACCGAGTGGATCGAGGAGGCGCTGCCGCTCCATGCCTGGCCGGCTCCGGCAAAACCCGGCACGCCGGGGGCGGCGACCGATCCGGACAGCGTATTCGCACGCAACCAGGGCAAGCTCGGCGACCCAGACCCGAACTGGCTGCGCACCGGCCTCAACTACCACTTGGCCCCGGACGACGGGAAACCCGACGCCCAGGACATTCTGAGGAGCACCAAATGATCGTGAAAGCCGCCGCACCTGGCCTGCAGGTGCCCAAAGAAGACAGCCCGCGCGCCTACATCACCGACGCCGAGGCCGTCGACGTGCCGCGCAGCGCCTATTACCTGCGCATTGTCGGCGACGGCGACCTGGTCGAGGTCGACGAGGCCGCGAGTGTCAAAACCAACGCCAAGAAAGGAGCCGAATAATGGCCAGCGCCAATATCAGCTTCGACCAGATTCCGGCCTCGATCCGCAAGCCGGGCAAGTACTTCGAGTTCAACACCAAGCTGGCGGTGCGCACGCTGCCCGGCAATCTGCAGCGCGTGCTGATCCTGGGCCAGAAACTGACCAGCGGCAGCCAGGCGGAACGCTCCCCGGCCGATCTGTTCAGCGACGAACAGGCCGCCCAGCTGTTCGGCCAGGGATCGCAGCTGCACCTGATGGCGCGCGCCGCCATCAAGGCCAATCCCTATCTGCAGCTAACGGCCATCGCGGTCAACGACCCGGCCGGAGCAGCGGCCACCGGCACCACCACCCTGGCCGGCAACGCCAGCGGCAGCGGCGTGTTGACGCTATGGTTGGGCGCGTCCCGCGTCGACGTGGCGGTCAACAGCGGCGACACGGCCGCCGCTGTGGCGACAGCGCTGGCGGCGGCCGTCAATGCCCAGCCCAGCATCCCGGTCACCAGCGCGGCCGCGGCTGGGGTGGTTACCCATACCTACTATCACAAGGGGACCATCGGCAACGACATCCGCCTGCAGGCGAGCTGCAGCGCGCCGGGCCTGACGGCGACGGCCGCCGGCATGGGCGGCGGCACGCTGGAGCCCGACTACGCCGCCGCGCTGGCGGCAGTGGCCGGGGCCGGCCATCACATCCTGGTCGCGCCGCTCGCCAGCCAGGCGCAGCTGGCCACGTTGCGCAGCCACCTGGAATTCGTGTCCGGGCCGATGGAGCAGCGCGGAGCCATCGGCGTGTTTGGCTGGCCGGCATCGCTGGCCACCGGCACCACCCTGGCCGGCCAGATCAACAGCGGCCGCATCACCGGTGCCTGGCATCGCGGTTCGCTGCGCCTGCCGTGCGAGATCGCCGCCGCCTATGCCGCCGTGCTGGCCAGCGAGGAAGACCCGGCCAGGCCGCTGAACACTCTGGAGCTGGCCGGCCTGGACGTGACCGCCATCGACCAGCGGCCGACCCGCACCGAGCAAGAGAACGCGCTCTACAACGGCCTCACCCCGTTGGAGATCGGCCCCGGCGACCGCGTGCAGATCGTGCGCGCCATCAGCACCTACACCCGCGACCCCCAGGGCGTGAACGACGTGTCGCTGCTGGATATCACCACCATTCGCACCCTGGACTACGTCCGCCGCGCCTGCCGCGAGCGCATCGCGCTGCGCTTTCCGCGCGAGAAGCTGTCCGAGCGCACGCCGCCCAAAGTCCGCTCCGAGCTCCTGGACGTGCTGTTCAAGCTGGAAGAGCTGGAGATCGTGGAGGCGGTGGAAGACAACAAGGACGCGCTGATCGTCGAACGCGACCTGCAGGACGTCAACCGCCTGGACGCCAAGATCCCGGTGGACGTGGTCAACGGCCTGCATGTCTTCGCTGGCCGCATCGACCTGTTGCTGTAAGGAAAGGAGCCTGCCATGGCATTGCAAGAATACGCCGGAGCCATCGTCCTGGAAGTGGACGGCAAGGAAGTCGAAGTCGTCGACCTCGGCATCAGCACCAAGACCGGGCGCAAGCCGGTCAAAACGATGAACAGCACCGGCCGCTTGAAGGGATTCGCGCGCGGCATCTCCGAGTATGAGCTGTCGGCAACGGTGGTCATTCCGCTGACTGGCGATCTGGACTGGGAGGCCATCGAAGGGGCCAAACTGACCATTCACCCGGTCAAACCCGGCGGCAAGCGGGAGAGCTACCTCGACTGCTTCTCGCTGGAGGTCGGCGACAAGTTCAGCGTCGACAACGAAGCGCGGCGCGACCTGAAACTGCAATCTCTGAGAAAGGTAACCGAATGATGACCAAGACTGACTCGCTGCTGTTCGGCGTGGAATATCCGGCCGGCTCCGGCCAGCTGCACTACGAATTCGAGCTGCGCCTGCCTACCGTGCGCGACAACATCGAGGCGATCCAGGCCGTCGGCGTCGAAAGCAATCTGCAGCTGAACCTGGACATGTTCGCGCGCACGCTGGTCCGCCTGGGCACCATCCCGCCCGAGGCCATCACCCTGGAGCTGCTGGAAGCGATGGTCGACGACGACTACGACGTTCTGGCCCAGGCGCGGAGCGAGCTCAAAAAAAAGCGGATGCGGCCGAGCAGCACGTCGCCGGCATCCGACGCGCCATCGTCGCTCTCGGCCGATACGGCATCCCCGAGTCCCGAGCCGTCCAACTGACCGCCAGCGAGCTGGAGGGTTATCTCGACGCCATCGTGCAGCTGCAGGGCAAGCGATCCGGCCGTAACAACAGGCCGGCCGATGGCGTCGAGACCCGCCGCATCATCTCCCAACGCGGAAAACCCCAATGAGAAACCTGGAACTCGCCCTGGTCATGCGCTTCCGCGACATGTCGTCGCGGGGCGCAAGCCAGGCGCTGCAGGACCTGACCGCCAAGACCAAAGAGGCTACGGCTGCTGGCCAACAGCTCGGCAAGGCGTCGACGGGCCTGTCGTATACCGCCCGCGTGTCCCAGGCCGGGTCCGCCGCCATGCAGAAGCTGGCCACATCGACTCAGCTGGCCAGCGCCTCGACCGAGCAGTTGGGCCAAGCCAGCCGCACCCTGATCGCCACCTCCCGCATACCGCTGGCCGGCGCGGCGGCGATGCAGCAGCTGGCGCAGCAGACTGGCGTCGCCGAACGCGCCGTGATCGGGCTGTCGCGCGAGAGCCAACGCGCGGCCGCCGCGCGCGAGCTGCTGGGCGTGCGCGCCGAGAACACCATTCAGCGCGAGATCCGGCAAACCGAGGCCGCATACAAGCGCCTGGCGGCGACGGGCACGCTGTCCGCGCGCGAACAGGCCCGCGCCTATGACGCCATGCGCGCCAAGGTTGCTGGCCTGCGCCAGGAACTGTCAGGCGTCAGCCAGCTGCAGCGCGGCATGATAGCCGGAGCCAAGGGATTGATGGCAGGCGTAGGCGGCGTGATGGCCGGCAAGGCGGTGCTGGCCAGCCCGATGCGGCGGGTAGCCGACTACGACATGCGGCTGGCGAACATGGCCAATACGGCGTTTAACGACACGGAGGTGAATGGCAGAAAGCTTTCCAAGGAAGAACAGTTAGAAGCCCGTAGGGAAGGCAAAAAAGAGCTGCAGGGATACATCATTGCAGCAGGAAAAGAAGGCGGGACCAATGACGACAACCTGGCCGCACTCGACAAGCTCATCGCACGTGGGATTTTCTCGCCCCAGGAGGCCGGCAAGCTCTTGCCGATGATCAGCAAAGCTGCTGCAGCGGCAGGCTCCACATCCGAAGAGATGACGGGCGTTGTTATGGCTGCAGTCCAAAACGCCAAGATTCCTGTCGAGGAGATTCCTAAGGCATTGGGTATGGCATTGAAAGCCGGTCAGATTGGTGGATTTGAGCTAAAGGACATGGCGACCTGGTTGCCAAAGATGCTGGCAATGGGCGGCTTGTCTGGACTGAGAGGCACCGATGGCCTAGCGTCCATCTTGGCCGCTAGCCAGCTTGCAGTCACGGCGGCTGGCGGCACAGACGAAGCTGGCAACAACGTCGTCAACTTCTTGCAGAAAATAACGTCAGCCGATACGGCCAACGACTTCAAAAAGATCAATTCCAAAACCTTCGGCGAGAAAAAGAAGGGGGAAAAAGGAATCGATCTCTACGGCACGCTTGCGCAAGCACGTAAAGAAGGCATTGACTCTGTAGAGGCATTTACCCGCTTGGTACGTCGAGTCGCTGAGGGTGACAAAGAGTTCACCAAGCTGCAGGGATTAGCCAAAAAGGCAGGCAACGACAAGGACAAGTCGGCCCTATATGGAAGCATGGCTGATATTTTGCAAGCGCGAGGGGTCGGCAAAACTATCCAGGATCGGCAGGCAATGCTAGCGCTACTCCCGATGCTATTTGATCCTGAAGCGTACAAGAAGATGAAGGCGCGCATTCTGGAGGGCGGCGAGCAGGATGTCGACATCAACCAACGGTTCATAAAAGAGCAAGCCGGCTTCAAATTCCAGCAAGGTGAAAACCTGAAGGAGCAAGGCCAATATGAATCGATTGGGAAGTTTAACAATGCAGTCGGGGACGTGATAAGCAAACTTGTCGAATATGGCTCTCAATACCCTGGATTGACAGCGTCCCTGGTCGGCGCAACGACTGCCGTCAGCGCGCTTGCGGCGGCGGCTGGTGCCGCCGCTCTGCCCATGCTGTTGATGGGGCGTGGTGGCCAAGGCGGCCCGTCTGGCCCGCCGCTGCCATCTGGCGGACCTGCAGCGCGTAGCCTGCCCGCCGCCGGACTCGGGCTCGGCCTAACCGCCGTTTCCCTGGCGAACTTCAATACAGACGAAGAGCTGGAGGAGTTGAAGAACGGCGAGGCGCGCATGAAAAAGCTGCGCGCTCAGTATTCGGCGGATGTGATCAAGTCGGCACGCAAGCGCTATCAGCCTTGGTATCAATTTGGCGATGGCTATGCGGCCGAGAATGAGCAGTGGGTCCAGCGCTACCTCCAAGACGAGGCGAAACCGAAAACTGCGCCGCCTGTCGCCCAGCGCAACGCCCCAAACCCCGCCGCGCCGATCCCACAGACCACAGTGGCGGTGCCCCAGCTTGACATGGTGCAGGCGGCCGTCAACGCCTCGGCCAAGCTGGACCTGGCCGCGCAGCACATCGTCCAGGCCAGCCAGCGGCCGATCCCGATCAACGTCAAGGTGGATGTGCAGAACGGCAATATCGTCGCAGCCGTGAACGCGGTGAACGCCCAAACCGCGAGGAGGAACTGATGGCCTGGGACAAAACCCTGCTGGACGCCAGCTGGCGCGGCGTGAAGTTCGATTGCGTCAAAACCCAGGACAGCGCCCAGCGCGCCACCGCCAGTCACGAATACCCCTATCTGGACGGCGCGGACGTGGAGGACTTGGGCCGCCGCGCGCGTCGCGTGCAGATCTCGGCCGTGTTCCTCGGCAATGATTACGAGAACCGCCTGCAGGCGTTCCTCCAGGAGCTGGACAAGCCAGGACCGGGCGAACTGATACACCCGGTATTCGGCAGCATCAAACACGCCCAGCTGCTGGACTACGACGTCGTCCACGAGGCCGACAGCCGCGATTTCTGCCAGGTGTCGCTGGTCTTTGTCGAGGCCACGCCCGGCAACCCGTTCTTTGTGCAGCAGTTGCCGGCGCAAAAGGCCCAAGCGATATCCCAATTCACCGCCGCCGCGCAAAACCAGGGCATGTCGGCTCTGGCCCAGGCCCTGGGCGCGATTAATGGGGTAAAAGGCAACCTGGCCAGGCTGAACGGGCTGCGGAACATGCTGACCGGCACCCTGGGGGCGATCAAGGGCCAGATACGCGGCATGGTGGGCGGCATGCTGGATGTCCTGGACTTCCCCCGCGCGTTCGCCGCCGATATGTTCGGCGCATTGGGCGGCCTGGCGGATTTGCGTAGTTTTGACCCCGCTGTCCTGATGAGCGATTGGCGCAGTCTGGGCCTACAGCTGGACGACATCGTCAAGCTGCCCAGGCAGGTCAGCAATGGCGAGATCTCAAGCGGTGGGAACGCGGGACCAGGCACTGGCATCCCCAACCCCGGAGGCGACGGCGGCGCGCCAGGAAGTGGCACAGGAACCGGCTCCCCCGGCTCCGGTAGCGAGCCGGGCACGGGCGGAACGCCTGGCACCGGGAATCCAGGCACCGGCGGCACACCCGGCGGCCCTGAAGCGCTTCCACCGGTCATCAGCGCCCGGCCGCTGCCGGCTTACCCCGCCGACGTCGACCTGGTCGAAGCCGTGCTGCAGGTCGGCGCGGCCACCACCCGCGCGGATACGGCCGGCGAGATCCTGGCGGCCGAAGCCGACCAGCCGGTGCTGTCGCCTGCCGAGGTGGAGCAGATCGCCAACGATACCCGCGCCAGCGTCCAGGACGCCATAGACGCAATCCGCGCCACGCTGCCGATGGAGCAGGCCCGGCCGGTTGTCGAGGCGCTGAAGGATGTCGCCAGCAGCGTGCAGGAAGCGGCCGAGGTGGTGATCGCGGCGCGGCCGCCGTTGCAGACGCGGGTGGTAGAAGCGCCTGGCAATCTGCACCTGGTCGCATTCCGTTGGTACGGCGATTACACCCGCGCCCAGGAACTGGCCCGCCTCAACCCGCAGCTGCGCAACCCCAACGCCATCGCCACAGGAGACATCCTGCATGCCTACGCCCGATAACGCTGTCAATTTGATGATCGGCGGCCACGTCCATCGCAACTGGAGCAGCTACGAGATTGATTCCGACCTGCTGATCCCGGCCGACGCCTGGAGCGTTTCCCTCGGCCTGGCCGACGGCAAGATCCCGGCTATGGTCGCCCCCGGCGTGGAAGTCCTGGTACGCATCGGCAACGACACGGTGCTGAGCGGCCGTATCGACGATATCGACGACCACATACACAAGGAAGGCCACACGCTGACCCTGCGCGGCCGCGATGGCGCGGCGGTGCTGGTGGACTGCTCGGCCCCCATATTCACAGCCAAGATGGCGACGCTGGCCGAGGTGGTGGCCAGCGTGGTGCGGCCGCTGGGCGTGCGCAAGATTCGCATCGACGCCGACCGCGCCGGCACGGCGGAGAAGGTCAACGTCGAGCCGGGCGACACCGCATGGGACACCCTAGTGCATGCCGCCGAAGCCAATGGACTATGGCCCTGGTTCGAACCAGACGGCACCCTGGTGATTGGCGGCCCCGACTACAGCGCGCCGCCGGTCGCCTCTTTGGTGATGCGGCGCAACGGCAAGGGTAACAACATGCTGAGCTTGAAGCGCAGCCGCAGCATGGCCGAGCGCTATTCGGACATTACGGTCCTCGGCCAATCGCACGGCACCTCGGTAGAAAGCGGCAAGCATGCGATCAAAAGCACTGTGCGGGACAGCGCCATGTCCATCTACCGGCCGAAGGTGAAGGTCGACCATGACGCGGAGAGCGCCGAGTCGGCGCGGGCCAGGGCCAGAAAGATACTGTCAGACGGGCGGCTAAAGGGACTGACGTTGGTGGCCGAGGTTGCGGGGCACCGCACCAGCGGCGGCCAGCTTTGGCAGCCAGGGCAACGCATTCACGTCATCTGCGAGCCGCTGGGTATCGACGCGGTATTCTTTCTGATGGCGCGCACCATCCAGGGCGGCCGCGCCACAGGCACCATCACCCGGCTGACGCTGAAGGAAGACAAGGTGTGGGCGCTGGACGCCCACCCGCACAAGCGCAAACACCGACGCGGCAAGAACGCCTCGGCCGGCCTGGAAGCGGTGGACGTCAGCCAATGATCAACGACATCGACAAACGCATCAGCCGCGCCCTGTCCGGCGTGCGCCAGGCCTTCCGCAGCGTGCTCACGCGGGTGAACAGCGCCGGCTCCGTGCAACTGGTCCAGGCCGACGCGCTGGCCGGCGAGCAGCTGCAGGACAACGAGCTGTTCCAGCATTACGGCTACACCTCCAACCCGCCGCCCGGCACCATGGCCGTGGTGCTGCCGATGGGCGGCCGCACCAGCCACGGCATCATCATCGCCACCGAACACGGCAACTATCGCCTGCAGGCGCTCAAGCCCGGCGAAGTGGCGCTCTACACCGACGAAGGGGCCAAGATCGTGCTGAAGCGCGGCCGGGTGATAGAGACCGACTGCGATGTCTTCCGCGTCAACTGCAAGCAATGGGAAGTCAACGCCAGCGCCTCGGCCGCCTTCAACACGCCGACCCTGACCGCCAGCGCGGTGCTAACTGCCCAGGGGCAGATCAACGGCAACGGCGGGCTGGCGATCCAGGGCGGTTCCGGCGCGGCGGTGACGGGCAAGCTGGTGGCGACGGAAGATGTTGTGGCTAGCGGGAAGAGCTTGGTGCATCACAGGCATCCGGGGGACTCGGGCGGGGTGACTGATGAGCCTCTTTAGTGTCAAATATCAGGTTGCATTGCCTTCAATTCGTTTGGCATTATCAAGTTTTCATAAAGAACTAGAGTAAAGCTATGGGCGAGGCTGGGATAGTAATCAGGAGTGAAGATGACGCATATCGGTATCTGACGCAGCTGGTTGATGGCACGATCAAGCTGGAGATTGAGGATCTGAATGTCCACTTTGAAGGGTGGCCAAACTTGCGTGTGTACGCCAAAGGGCGCAAGTACGATCAGTCGATTACTCCCGCCATGATGAAAAGCTTCTTGGCTCTTCAAGCTGCAGTCTATCGATCGTATGCTATAAGCAAGTACAACACACCGAACATCAACAACCTTACTAAGCAAGAAAAGGAAGACTTGGAAATTCAGGTCCGCGTTGATGGAGGCTCTTCAGATTACAATGTCGATTTTCAAGCCCTGGCTGAAAAATTTCTTGATGGAGCGATGGGAAAGATGACCGGCGAACAGGTACTCATCGTAATCCTTGCAGCCATGTTGCTGCTTTTTGGCCACTTTGCGATCAAGAGCATCCTTGAACACCGTCGCCAAGTTAGATCTGAAGAACTTGGGACAGAGGTACAGAAGCAGCAGCTCACAGTCATGCAGTCCATGTCCAGTGAGGAGACCAAGCGCATGACTGTCATGCAAGGTCTCATTAAAGATAACGCTAAGGTAGACAATATTTACCGTACGGCCTACGACATGAACATGGACATGCTCAAGGGCATGGAATCAACCAATAGTGGGGAAATTCAAGGGGTTGCACTGAGCGGTGAGCAGGCGCATCTATTAGTTCAGAACGCAAGACGTCGTTCAAATGATATACGACTCGATGGGCGATTCAGAATTCTTGGTGTTGACAGCTCCTTAAGAACTGATTTCAGGATTAAGGTCTTGAGCCTTGAGTCTGGTGAAGATTTTGTCGCACAAGCGGACGAAACCACCCTTACGATAGATGCGATGAATAAGCTTCAACGCGCCGAGTGGAAGAGAAGAGTCATTAATCTTCACATTAATGCAAAAGAGCATCACGGCCAGGTTAAGAATGCAAAGATCATGGCAGTTGGCGACATTGAGGAGCCTGATGATCCTGATAACGAAGAGCAAAGCTCCTAGGCTCTTGGAGCGGTTAGCAATATTCCGTCTCACACCTGGACAACGCGCGCTAACGCAGTACATTCAGTACGCCAAATCGGCGCAACCCAAATCGAGAATTTTGTTAGCGGCTCTAAGTAACTGAAGCCTCTCAAGCATTTCCATCCCGTCCATGCCCCGCACACTGCGGGGCATGGACGCTTTCATTGACCCCACATCCGGCGACTACGCCGGCATCGCCACCGACACCCTCGCCAATGCCGTCTATTTGCGGCTGATGACGCCGCTGGGCAGTTGGTGGGCCGACCCCACGCTGGGTTCGCGCCTGCATGAGCTGCAGCGCGAGAAAGACACCGGCCGTGTCGACATGCTGGCCCGCCAGTACAGCGAGCAGGCATTGCAGCCGCTATTGGCCGATAGCCGCGCCAGCCGGGTCGAGGTCTCCACCCATCGCCAAGCGCCAGGCTGGCTCCACCTGCAGATCACGGTAGAAGACCAGAGCGGCCGCGCCCAGCTGTTCAACGTTCCGGTGAGGGTCGCCTAATGCCGTTCACCACCCTGGACATGCAGTCCGTCCGCGACGCGCTGCTGCGCGACCTGCGCAACCAGCGGCCCGACGTCGACACCTCTCCCGACAGCGACTGGTTCGTCCGCGCCACCTCGGTGGCCAGCGCGGTAGAGGGGTTGTACCAGCACCAGGCATGGCTGGCCCGGCAGATCTTCCCCGACACCGCCGACCGCGACTACCTGGAGCTGCACGCCCGCGTGCGCGGCTTGTCGCGCAAGAACCCGGTTGCGGCTGCCGGCCAGATCCGGCTACAGGGCTCGCCCGGCGCGACGGCTCCGGCCGGTTTGACGGCGAAAGCCGCCGGACAGAGCTACATCACCACCCAAGGCGCAACGCTGGACGCCAGCGGCGCGGCCATCGTCGCGGTCAATGCCGCCGCGCCTGGTCTGGCCGGCAACATCGCCGCAGGCGTCGCCGTCGAACTGACGTCGGCCCCATCCGGCATTGCCAGCCAGGCGTCAGTGGTCAATCTGTCGGGCGGCGCGGACGCCGAGTCGGATAGCGAGCTGCTGGCGCGGCTGTTGGAGCTGATCCGCCGCCCGCCGGCCGGCGGCAACCGCTACGACTACCACCGCTGGGCGATGGAAGTGGACGGCGTTACCGCCGCCTATGTCTACCCGCTGCGGCGCGGACTCGGAACGGTCGACGTCGCGGTCACCACTGCTGGCGGCGTGCCGTCCAACCAAGTGCTGGCCGCCGTGCAACAGCACATCGACGATATGCGGCCGGTGACCGCCCGCAATTGCCTGGCGTTCGCCCCCACCCCGCGCCTGGTCGACCTAGATATCCGCGTGCTGCTGTCCAACGCCACCCTGGCCATTGCCACCGAGCAGATCAAGGGCGCGGTCACCAGTTATTTCGCGGCGCTGGCACCTGGAGAGACCGCAGTGCGCAGCCGCATCGAGCTATTGGCCTCTGCTGTTGCCGGCGTCGCCGACCGTCAGGTCCTGACGCCTGCGGCCAACGTGGTTCCGAAGGCGGATGCTTCGGCAGTCGAATGGCTGCGCCTGGGCATGCTGAATGTGAGGTCCATGTGATGCGCCACGAATCGCTGCTGGCCATGCTGCTGCCGCCGGGTAGCTACGCCCACGGCCCCGCGTTGCGGGCCGAGCTGGCGGCCGAGGGCCGCGCTCTGGACGAAACCATGCTCAGCCTGGACCGCGCGGGCGGCGGCATCACTCCGTTCGCGGCGGGCGAGATGCTGGCCGATTGGGAGCGCGTCTGCGGCATCACGCCGCCAGGCGGCGCGCCGTACCAGCAGCGCTTGCAGCTGGTGCTGGCCAAGCTGGCGGAAACCGGCGGCCTGTCTATCCCGTACTTCATTCGGCTAGCCGCTGGTATGGACACGCAGATCGACATCAACGAGCCGCAGCCATTCCGTGCTGGCGCGAACCGCGCAGGCGATACGGTATGGACGGCCGACATTATCTGGGTCTGGCAAGTCGTGGTTCATGGCAGCGCCGGCTCCCGCAGCTTTCGCTTTCAAGCTGGCCAGTCCGCCGCCGGGGAGCGGCTGCTCAGCTTCGGCGACCCGGTTATCGAGGCCGTATTCAATGACCTCAAGCCTGCCCATACCTTCGTCTATTTCGCTTACCAATAGGAGGCTCCATGCAAGATGTGATGCAGCCCATCAATACCCCCGACAAGCTGTTCCAAGACGGCAACCCCAATACCGGGGCGCTCGGCACTATCGTCACCGCGACGTGGCTCAATGCGGTGCAAGGCGGCGTCCAGTCGATCCAGGCCGAACTCGTCAGCTTACTGGCATCGCTGGGCATCAACCCGGATGCTGGCAAGAACACCCAGGTACTGGACGCGGTGCGGCGCATTGCGTGGGGCGGGGCCGCTCGGCCGACCACGCTGGCCGGCTATGGAATCACCGACGCCCAGCCCGCCAGCCCGGACCTGGCCGCGCTGGCGGGTCTGAAGGGCGCGGCCGGTCTCTACGTCAACACCGGTCCCGGCGCGGCGACGGTGCGCAGTCTGGCCGCCGGCCAGGGCATCGCCATCAGCAACGGCGACGGCAAGGCCGGCAATCCTACTGTGGCGCTGGCCAACAGCGGCGCAGCGGCCGGCACTTACGGCATGGTGACGGTGGATGCGATGGGCCGAGTGACGGCAGGCCGGCAGATGAGCGGCGACGATGTGCCGGCGCATGACTGGAGCAAGATCGCCAGCGGCAAGCCTACCACGCTGGCGGGTTACGGCATTACCGATGCTGTGCCGTCGAGGTCTCCGCGGTTTACTGATCGTATCACTGTGCCGGAGGGCTCCCGCACGTCCCCCGGCATCGCGTTCGACGGCGACGGCAATGGGGACACCGGTTTTTTCCACCCCGGCGACGGCTCTGTCGGGGTGACATGCAACGGCGTCGAGGTGGCGAGATTCACGCCATCCGGCCCCACGCTGACGACGCCATCGATTGCCGGTCGGGCGGAGTTTGAAAACGGCAGCGTATCCGAGCCGACTATCTCGTTTGTCGCTGACCGGGGGACTGGGATATATCATCCGCTGAGCGGATTGATCTCCATCGCCTGCAACGGCGTGGAGGTGGCAAAATTCACCCCGACGGGCGCTGAGTTTTTCATGACGCCGCTTGTTCCCACTGCGAGACCGGGGACGCGGAACATGCAGGCGGCCAGTACGGATTACGTCATGACGGCACTGGCCTTGTATGCGCTGGGCATGGGCCAATCGACAGTCGATGTCACATCAAACCGGACGCCCGACGCCCGGTATGTCAATTCGACAGGTCGGGCGATTGAGATTTGCGTCAGCGCGATTAGCGACGCCGGTTCCTGGGTCATGGTGACGCTAGCGGTGGATGGCGTGACAAAATCGGTTCAGAAAATGCCGGGCGTGGCGGGTTACAACGCTGTTGCGTCCACGTCCGGCATAGTCCCGCCTGGCGCGTATTACAGCGTGTCGGTGACTGGCACGGGTCGGATTTATCAGTGGTCGGAACTGAGATAAGGGAGCGAGATGAAATACTATCGAGACGAATCCGGGGCAGTGTATGGATATGATGAGAATGTCAAAACGGACATGCCATATATCGAGGCCGCGATAGCGTCCGGCTGGCCGGATATCACCAGCGAATGGCCCCCTGCGCCGCCAGAGGAAACGACAGCCCCCGTCTAAACCGTTATGAAGACAGCGACGAAGCGCGTGCGGGAACACGCGCCTCGCCAGCTGACCCGCAGAGATAGCCTGCAAGCCAACCCAAGGCTGCCACTCTCAGCGCTGAAAGCCCGGCAAGTCTAGCGGAATAATTGTCACCTTGCAGATGTTTAACACCGAAATACGTTGTGGCCAATGCGGCCGCAAACTGGCCACTGGCCGCTACATTGAGCTGACCATCAAGTGCCCGCGCTGCCGGACGCTGAACCACCTGAAGGCCGAGAGCCTCCCATCCGAACGCCCAGGAGCGTCTGACATCAAGGCTAACCATGACCAAGCCATTAGGACGTAATGGGTTCAAGTACCGCCCCCAATTCGGGGTCATCATCCTCTGCAAAGACGAGGCTGACCAAGCCGAGGTTTATGCCAGGCTCAAGGCTGACGGTTACAAGCTGAAGGTGGTGTCGGTATGAAAATCCGCGTCAACCACAGCTGTTCCGATTTCGACTCGTACCGCGCCGAGCGGGTCAAGTCGCTGTTCAACGTCGACAGCGGAGCCAATTTTCAGTTGGACGCCGAGTTGCCTATTGAGGATGAAGGCTGGCAGATAGGGGGCATCGTCGGCCCGTCCGGCAGCGGCAAAACCAGCATTGGAAAGCAGATTGGCGAGATGTACGAGCCAGCATGGCCGGCCAGCATGCCCATCATTGACGCTATCGCACCAGGTGGCGATTTCGCGGCCGTAACGGCCGCCCTGTCAGCTGTCGGGTTGGGAAGCGTGCCGTCCTGGCTGCGGCCGTTCCATGTCCTATCCAACGGCGAACAGTTCCGCGCCACGTTGGCCCGCCTGGTGTGCGAGGCACCGCCGCTGGCTGTGGTGGACGAGTTTTCGTCTGTTGTTGACCGCCAAATCGCCCGCATCGGCGCGGGCGCGTTCGCCAAAGCCTGGCGGCGGACGGGCGGCAAGGCGGTGCTGCTGTCCTGCCATTACGACATCCTGGACTGGCTGCAGCCGGACTGGGTGTTCGACACGGCGACGGGCCAGTTTGAACGGGGGTGGCTTCGGCGACGGCCACCCCTGGAACTCGAAATTCACCAAACGGATTGGCGTTACTGGCCCCTGTTTGAGCCGCATCACTATCTGAAGCTGCCACACATGATCGCGGCGACCTGCTACGTGGGCACAATCAACGGCGAGCCGGTCGCGCACCTGGCGGTCAGCACCCGCCCAGGACTGGTCGAAGCGCGCGCCTGCCGCCTGGTCGTCATGCCCGAATGGCAGGGCGCTGGCGTCGGCATGCGGTTTCTCAACGCCATCTGCGACGCCTGGCGACGAGGAGAGAACCGCTACAACAAGCCGTTGCCCACCCTGTTTCATACCAGCCATCCAGGGCTGGCCGACGCGCTGCGCCGTGACCGCCGCTGGACGCAAGTTAGCGCCAGGCTGTTCGGCGATAATAAAATGCGATGCCAGAAGTCAATGCGCAAGAGCGCACAGGCCAAAGGGACTTCGGAAAACGGTTCCGGCTATGGTGGCCATCTACGCGCGGTCCAGGGTTTCCGCTATCTGGTGGAGGAAGCTCCATGCGCGTCGTAATCGTTGGCCAGCAGTGGCTGGCATGTGAGCTATTGCGCCTAGTGCAGCGCCGGGGCGATATCGTCGTTGCCGTCATCGCTCCTGCTGGTGACCGCCTGCAGACTGCGGCGGAGGGCAGCAGCATCCCTGTCATCACCTGCGGCCGCAAGGTGACCGGAGCGGATATCCCAGCGGGGACAGACATCATCCTGGCGGCCCACGCGCATGTATTCATCGATGCCAGCGCCCGTGCTGCAACCCGTTATGGCGCGCTAGGCTATCACCCGTCGCTGCTGCCCCGGCACAGAGGGCGCGATGCGATCCGTTGGGCGCTGCACATGCGCGAGGCAGTAACCGGAGGGACGGTCTACTGGATGGACGATGGGGCGGATACTGGCCCGATTGCAGCGCAGGAATGGTGCCATATCCGGCCCGATGATGATGGCAGGTCGCTATGGCGACGAGAGCTGGCCCCGATGGGATTGGTACTGTTTGGCCGGGTACTGACTGAGCTGGATGCCGGCATCGTAACGGCTCGGCCGCAGCCAGCCGACGTGGCGTCCTGGGAGCCAGCATTCAGCCGGCGGCAGCTCTCTGAAGCCTAGGGCCGTAGCTAGCGAAACAGCCCCGGAGTCGGGGCTGTTATCGTGTCAAAGCTGCTGCAAATTGCGGCAGGGGCGCAGTGCCAAATCAGATGCAATCCGGTGCCAAAATGCGCGCCGCGTTACAGGCGCGAGTTCGGCAGCGCCTGGGGCGCGTCATTTTGAACGGGGTTTCGAAGCGCCCCGGGTCGCCTTTTCTTTGGGTTCTTTCTTTTGGCGAAGCAAAAGAAAGAACCTCGCCAGCGGGGCGAGACCCGCGAAGTTTCGCTTTTCAATGATACTAACTGAATCTGCGTGCCTGCTGCTTGGCTTGGTAGCGTGGTTAAAGCAGGCTTACCCCATTCATCCAAGCTATTATGCTTGCATGTTCTACGCGACAGATGTAGGGCGGAGGCCTCGTAGAGGCGTTCCACCTCAATGCGCTACGAACGATATCCGGTGTACGCGGTTAATGGTTTGGCCATTATCAGTTTTTTCACATGAATGCTGATTCAGGAGAATGGAGTCTGCCCCATTAACCTGCTGTTAGGGTGAAAATTCTGATCAAACCGTTATGAAAATTAGCTTTTCTTTATAAGTTGCTGAAGTTGAGAGCGAATGAATGAGGTTTTCGTACTATCTGTTTTTTTTGTGAAAAAACTATTGCTATTTAATTGTGCTGCTTTTTCCTTATTGCTGGAAACGTTGCCCACTCTAACTACTTTTACTGAATTCTTCTGTTTCTTTTCCGTCATGATTTTCTCCTTTTAGTTTGCATCAATAGTTTTGGCTAGAATTACAAGCCAATTTTCAATTAGCAAACGTATCAAATCTGCGGCCTCATCTGGCTTGCTGAACTTAATTGGCAGCCTTATTGACAGAACTCCAATTCCATTGCTTTCTATGTTGATATTGCTTGGTCTCTTCAAGGAAAAAGAAATATTTGTTGATCTTTCATTTTCAATTAGAATATCTCTATTGTATTTTTGAGCCAATACTTGATCATATCCTTCCGTTGTTGGGTTTTCTAAATCAAAATCATAATTTTTTGGGTTTGCTCTATGCTCAGCAATACATGTAAGGGAGTTTTTATATGTTTTAACGTACAGCCAAGCTTGGGTTTTCTTTGGCGTATTTGTTCCCTTGTCGATTTCATCACAAATTAGATGCAATAAGCTTTGCAATGAAGATGCAGGGGCGGTTAAATGAAGATACAGTTTATTTATAGTGCTTATATTTGATGATTGTAATCTTTTGACAAATGCGAGCTGTGAAATTTGTTTCTTAACTTCATCTTCTGATGACTTAATTACATCACGGACAGCATTTGGATTTATCGCAAAGCTGAGAGTGTCAATTTCATTTGGTGATGTTATCGTGATTGTAGCACAATTCTTAATTGTCTGCTGTTGTACAAAATTATTTGACTCTATGGCGGTGTCTATAATGGATTTTATTATATTAATGTGAGTTCTTTTCTTATGCGATTTCTTGCTTATTAGATCAAATGCAATGATGGGTATTTTATTTTCCTGAGACTCTTTTGAGAATAAGAAGATTGGAAGATTGGAGGATATGCCGCCATCCAATAGTATCTCGTGGCTTTTTTTGTTTTTGAAAAGATAAGGATAGGAGGCGGAATTAATTACGGCATTGACTACTGATTCATCAGGTGTTGTTCTGTGGCAGTAAATAACAGGTTCTCCCGCAAGTACTTTACTAGAAATTATCTTGAGAGGCTTGTTTGTTTTTTTGTATAGCTCATCAAAAGTAAACCCCTTCTCAAGCTGAAGTTTTTCCTTTGCTTTGCCCTCCAGTATTTCCTTCATTCTAGCATTGTCAAATACGCCAAAGCTCCAATATGCCCTCCACAGAATAGTAAAACAATCTCGAATCGCCGTTATCGACTTAATTGGTTTCTTTATCCTTTCATGCCAAGTTGAATTATATGCACTTTGTATTCTGGATACTTTTTGAAAATCATGTTCGAACAGGATGCTTTTTATCCCGCCGGACAATATTTCAGTTAGCTCTTGAGGTGAGCAACCAATGTGAATTAGGTAGGCCGCTATGGCCCCTGCAGAAGCACCAGCCTCGCCGATAAATTTAATTCCCAAGTCTTTTGCGGCTATTAGTGCACCTATGAAGGCTACTCCTTTGGCACCGCCACCCTCAAAAACAGAGTAGGCTGGTATGCTTTGTTTTCTTAATGGTGCGTTATATTTTTTAATATTAGAATGATAATTAGGCTTATCGATTAGATGCTTTTGCTTTACTTCAGAAATTTCTTTCCCATACTTCTCCATAGATTCTCTTTCAGATTGGTCTGCGTTATTTTCCATTTTGTCTCCAAAAATTTTAGGCTATTTTCATGTTGACATATGGTAATGCTGCTCTGGCTTGATTAGGGTTTATTTAACAGATTTTTTATTGTGAACATGACCAAGATATATTCATAAATGTTGGAAAGGAAGTTCTGTAATAAAAAAGGCACACTCGAAAGTGTGCCTTTTGCATAAAAATATGTCAACGATCTATGTCAAATCAATCCCAGCTCAACGCCCCGCCAGTCTGATATTCCGTAACCCGCGTCTCAAAGAAGTTCTTCTCCTTCTTCAAGTCGATCATCTCGCTCATCCACGGGAAGGGGTTGCTCACGCCCGGGAGCAGCGGGTCTAGGCCAATTTGCTGCATGCGGCGGCGAAGGCATTCTTGTTTGAGCATACTAGCCAAGACCCTGTGCGCAGTGCTGGGCAGTGTCTCATTTTTGCCGCATATCAGTAGCCCTTGCAGGATGACAGTATGTCAGCGAAGTGACTCCAAAATACCGCTGTCTTGCATGTCTCTAAAGATTTGCTCACCGATGCTGGAGGGGCCCATTGTATCTAAAGTTTCCTTTGTCAATGGATAGCGGTAAACCCGTTGATATTCGGAGCTAGATACGATGATCTTTCTTTTGCTAACGGGGGTTAGGGACAGCAGTCCTGATGTGTATTCCAAATTATGTTCGATCAAACTATGTGGAATTTGGATGATATATTTACATCCCGCTTCTGCAGCTCGGATGGCAAGTATTGTGGTAATGTCATCATCTGAAGTACGTGCAGGAATGGCAGTGATGGATACGCGATAATTATTGTCGTGCATTCGGTCGTAAACATAATTGACTAGCTGGAAGCTAGCCTGTTGCCAAAATTGATTGTTGGATTGTTCTCTATTTTTTGGGTATGCCAAATCAACATCATACCTCACCATTAGAGCACAATTTTGTGTAATGTTTTCTGCTGTGGCAAGAGGTATTTCTTTTGAGGGAGGTAGTGTTGAGCAAGATGCAAGGAGGCTAAATATTGGCAGGGTGAGTAATAGGCGCAT